CGGATACTCTGGGCAATGTGTCCAGGGGTCAAAACTGAAAGGACAAACGTGAGAATCGGAAATTACGGTGAATTCATGCAACGGTCGCTTAAGAATCGGCGGCGTGTTTTGGTCAAGGGGCCGGTCGGGGTTGGGAAAACCTTCGCTCTGTCTCAGGCCTGTCAGCGGATTGATTGGGATTTGATAACCCTATGCTCTCCGCTTCAGTCTCCCGTCAAGGTCGGCGGGTACCCCATGCAACCTAAAGAGCTCGGCGGCGATGCCACACATTGCCTCTTTGACGGGATTGCTCGGGCGTTTCGCGCCACTCGGCCAACCTGCCTGTTCTGGGATGATCTGGCCATGGCGGGCGGTGAGACGCTCAAGGCAATCATCGAAATGATCCAGTTCGGGAAAATAGACGGCAAGGTGCTCCCTGATTGCGTCGTGCAAGCTGCCGCGACAAATGACATTGGCCATGGGGCTGACGTCCAGGGAATGATTGAGCCGCTCAAAACTCGCTGGCATACGATCATTGGCGTCGAGCCTGATATTGAGGACACAATCTCGTACGGGCTCGCTCGTAACTGGCCAAGTGACCTGCTCGCGTTCCTCCGTAACTCGCCGGGTGCTCTCCATGACTGGAAGCCGTCAAAGGACGTTTCAATCAATGGGGCTACTCCTCGGGGCTGGGAGTACGTCGCTGAGTGGATCAACCTGGGGGAAGATGATTCCGAGGTTCTCGCCGGGTGCGTCGGCAAGGGGCAAGCAACCGCTTACCTTGCGTTTCGCGGGCTGATCGGTGAGCTCCCTGACGTGGATGCTTGCTTGCTCGATCCTGAGAGCTCGCCGGTTCCTGAGAATCCGTCTGCCAAATGGCTTGTGTCCATGGCACTCGCCTCAAAGATGACCGCGCAAAACTTCGGGCAAGCGGTGAAGTACCTTAATCGCCTGGATACGATGTTTCGGTCGTTTGCAATACGCGATGCGTTTCGCGGTGAGACTGCAAAGCGCAAGGACAACCTGCTCCCCAAAGATTACAAGCCTCTGAGCGGCTCGCGGGACTATACGGCCTGGGTTGTGTCGTCTGACGGGAAAGCGGTGATGTCTGCGGCTGCTTGAGTGTCGAGCGTGAAGCCTGGGCGGGTGCTCGGGCTTCCCTCTCTGCTCTCAATTCCGAGGGTGGTAACTGAAAGGACAAAATGAGTCTCTCAAGACAAAAGCGCCTCGAACGTGCGCAAATTAAAGTACTGTTCACGGTACCTTTCTTTGCTCCGGGCGTGGCAAAGCTCGGAGTCGAGTTTTACGATGAGCCTGAATTCAGGGCTCGTACCGGGTGCCCGCCGGGGCAAGCTGCAACGGCGTGTACGGATGGGGTCACGATCAAATTCTGCAATCAGTATTTTGATTCCCTCAAGGATGCCGAGATTCCCACGCTCCTCTGTCACGAGGTCTGTCACCCAATGCTCGGGCATTTGTGGCGGGCTCCGGCGGGGGCTGATTGGGACGTGTGGAACCAAGCAACGGATCATCAAGTCAATCTCATGCTCCAGGAATTCTCCCAGGGTGTGATGGGTAAAAACCTCGCTGATCCGTTTCCGTTTCCTGATCCCAAAGATGCTTTTTGCGCTGATCCCCAGTACAAAAATCTCTCTGAGGAGGAAACCTATTACCGGATCGCCGGGGCTCAAAAGCCTAAAAATCCTGGGTCTAATCCATCCGGGGGTTCTGGCAAAGTCGCTCCTGGAGCCTCTGGCGGGGCTGGTTCTAAGCCTGGAAAGGGTTCCATGCCTGCTTTTGGCCAAATGAGCAAGCCGGGCTCTGCTCCTCCGGTCGCTCCTGGAGCCTCTGGCAAAGCCGCTCCTCCCTCTCCTAAGCAATTACAGAATGATTGGGAAGCAACCTTGCTTCAGGCGGCACAAATCGCCAAGGGTCGGGGTGAGTTGCCCGCCGGTCTGGAAAGGCTGGTCGGTGAGCTCGTGAGCCCTAAGGTTCCTTGGTGGGACATCCTGAGGAGTTGGTTACGCGAGCAATGCTCGGACGATTGGGATTTCCTCACTCCAGACCTTTGTATGAGCGGCTCCGGGTTCATGCTGCCGTCGCTCAAGTCTGATCGCGTCGGGCGGGTGGTTTTCGCCACTGATACGAGCGGCTCGATTGACCTGGACATGCTGGCGCATTTCCAAGCGGAAAAGCAAAGCTGTCTCGATGAGATGAAACCGTCAAAGTTGGTGGACATCTATTGCGATTCGGCCATTCACAAAGTCGCTGAGTACGATCGGGGGGATGAGATTGCCCGCGAGTGTCCAGGGGGCGGGGGCACGTCGTTCGTTCCGGTGTTTAAGCACGTCGCCAAAATGCCTGAGGCTCCCAAGTGTCTCGTGTATCTCACCGATTTGGACGGGACTTTCCCTCCGGCTGATCCTGGGTACCCGGTGCTCTGGGTGGTCTTTGGTGGTGGCGATAAGAAAGCGCCATTTGGTGAAGTTATTCGAGTATGAAATACGTGACTGGTTATCGGGGCTCTGAGGCTGCCCGGTTTGTTCGGATGATAATTCGGGCGGCAAATGGTTGTTGGTTGTGGTCGGGTTGCCTTACGGATCGCGGCTATGGTCACTTCAGGCCCGAAAATGCAAAGCCGGTTCGGGCGCATAAATGGGCTTGGCAAAGGGTCAATGGGCCGGTTCCTGAGGGTTTCGAGTTGGATCACGTTTGCCGAAACCGGGCTTGCGTCCGTCCATCTCACTCGGAGCCGGTCACTCATTTGGAAAATATGCGGCGTGGCTTTTGGGCCAGTCGTACGCATTGCAAAAACGGTCACGAGTTCACACCTGAGAATACGCATCTCGCTCGCGGTGCTCGGGTGTGTCGGGCTTGTGACAATCAGCGGTGACTCATTCACCCATGGCAAGCATCATAGTGCTCCATGGGTGACTGAGGCTCTCAGCAATTACGCTGAGGGCTTAACTGAAAGGACAAACAAAGTGAGTAACTACAAATTAGCTGAAAGGGCGGTGCTTATGCGCCTCTCGTGCGGGCTCCCTGGCAAATCGCGCAAGGATCGCGTTTTGACTGAGAGCGTGAAAAGTGAGCACTCCATGGGCCGGGAGTCTGGTTCCTGGATCAAGCAGAAGTATCCCAAATGGGCTTTGGAGCCTCTGGAGAAGTTGGTGAATGAGGCTCGTGCTTATCACGCTGCCGTCACTCTCCCGTTTGACGCTGGTATCGGAATTCTTCCCGCCGGGCTGATCCTGGACTATGGGAATAAGATGCGCGAATTCAAGGGGCGCTTTGAGCATCTCAAGGATAGTCACTTCGTTGCGAGGTACCCGGATATGATCGAATGGGCGAAACTGGAACACAACGGGACTTTTGACGCTTCGGATTATCCTGAGGTCGCTGAGGTCGCTGAGGCTTTCCATTTCAAGACTGAGCCTCTCCCGGTACCGGATGCCGCTCACTTTGAGGGCGCGATGTCGAGCCTCCTGGGTGTGGACGCTGAGGGTGTCAACGTGCGGATCAAGGATGCCATGGATGAGGCGCAAAAAGAGCTCATGCGTCGGCTGATTGCTCCGGTCAAGGCCATGGCGGTGAAGCTCGCTGAGGCTCCTAAGGATGGACGGGAGGACATCGTATTCCGGGACACTCTTATCGGTAACGTCCTGGAAATTGCGGGGCTCGCTCCAAAGCTTAACCTGAAGGGCGATGCTCAAATTGACGGCTGGGCGGGTGAGATTCTCGGCAAGCTCGGGCACATTAAGCCGGATGCCATGCGGAGTGACAAGGCTCTGCGCAAGGCTGTGCTCTCGGATGCTGAGTCCATCCTGAAGCGCATGGAAAGCTACAACCTGTAATCAATCTTCGGTGGGGCTCCTGCATCCGGTGAAAGCGCGAAAACTAAGTATTCCGGGCCGCGCCTGGAGCCTCACCGTTTTACTGAAAGGACAAAATGAAAGTGGACGATAGTATCAATTCCCTGAAGTCTCAAATCGTTGCCTTGGCCAAGCGGATCAAATGGCTTAACGCGAATCGAGCCAAGCTGGAAGCTCTCCCACAATGGCAGATGTACGGCGGGATGGTGGACTTTGACAACCTGCCGCATAAGGAGGTTATCGCCGTCGTTCGGGCGCTGGGTGGCAAGTGGAACAAACAAAAGTCGTCTGAGTTTGGGCGCATTGATTACCAGACTGAGATTGACGGCGTTACGGTTCGGTGCTGGCAGGGTGAGCCTCCTCCGTCCTGCCGGATCATCGAAGTCGAGGAGCATGTCCCTGAGGTCGTGATTCCGGCCAAGGTGATTCCGGCGAGCGTTCGCAAGGTTAAGAAAATGGTGTGCTCCCCGGACTTCGCGGCAAACATGGCTCACGCGGCTGCTCGGGCCGAGGAGGTCAAGCCGTGAGCTCTCTGATCGAAAAGCGGGCTATGGTAATGGCTGAGGTAAATCGGCTGGGGTTGAAGCCGTATTCCGCTCGTTCTCTCGCGGCCATGGCAAAGCGCAAGCCTCCTCGGGAGAAAATGCTGATTGAAATGGAAAGGGCTTACCGGGCCAGCAATCAGTACCAGGTGGACAAGCTCCTGAACCTGGAGCGGCGGTACAATCAACGGCGTGGGATGGCTGAAGCTGGCTTGCGTAAAACCAGGGCGAAGCTCCAGAAGCTTCTCACGCGGCTTTGCCATGAGAAGATGGGGGATAAGTACAACGGATGAGGGTTCCGGCCTGCCCTAAGCATCATGGGGTGCGTAGGGTAGTGCGGAGCGTTCAAACAACCGCTCTCTGAAAGGACAAATATGAGTGTAATATTTAACGAGTGGGAAAAACTGAAAGGCGTCAAGCTGGCTTCGTACTTGAAAGAGCGTTCGTGGCAACGCGCTCGTGAAGATCAATCGGAGCTAATGAGGGCAGCGGCTAAAGAGATAGAGCGTTTGGCTGTGAGGAGGAAAAAGTGATCGAATTATATAAAATCGAGTTTGCAAGGTTGCGAGGATTTCCCGTCACACAGATAACCTGTGAG